AACTAAATGTTTCAAGTAAATCTCTCCTATCTTTAATTATACTTCTGGAATGATTGCAACAAATGCACGTTCATCCTTCACTTTACCGTCCATGATAGCGTGTCCTAAGAATTCTGTAGTACGTTTCTTCAGATTTTTGTCAGTATCTACAGATAAGCCTTTATTAGTATTGATTACATAACCTGCTGAAGGTTTACCTACTACAATAACCCCATCTGGAGCACCTCCATCTGACTTAACAGTTAAACCAAAGATTCGACCTACACCACCACTAGTTGCGTCTGGAATAAAGATAGGACGACCATTTTTATCCTGTACATTTGCAAGTTTATTCCAAATCGTTGCATTATTAGCATAGATACCTGAGCCTGTTTGGAATTGCGAAGCAAGTTTAGCCATAGCACCTGTTAATGTTTCATAAGAAACATCTCCACTTGCTGGGTACTTAACTGTTTGACCTGCTGTTTCTAATACTTTAACTACACCTTCAAATTCTTTATCAGTAGTAGTATCACCTGTAAATACCCATTTACCTACTACCGCACCAATACGTTCTACTAATTCTTTCTTTAAATAATCCATAAATTCAGGTACAGTCATTGATTCTAGTTTAAATGAAACTTCAATAAGTTTAGCAACTTCTACGCCTTTTACTACTACTTCCACAAAGTCATTTTCTTCTACTTCTACTTCTTCCTTCTCTTTATAACCTTTAGCATCTCCAGATTTAATTGCTTTGTGTCTCTTAATTGTTAGATAACCACGAACGTTCATTTTATGAGCATCACCAAAGAATGGATATTCTTCTGATACAAGACCAATGATTTCATTCATAGATGTTGTAGGAATCATAAGACCATTATCTTCAGCATAGGTAACGTTATCCATTTCTTGTGATGTTAATTCTTGTCCCATAACACTTTTTGCAAATGCATTTTCTAATAATACTTTGTTTTCCACAGTCTCTTTAACTCCTGTCGTTTCAATCTGTTTCATATTTTCTAATTCATTTTTCTTAATAGATTTGTTTTCAAGTGATACTAACTCTTGCTCTTTAAGAGCGTTTAAATTTGCCATTTCACGTTGAACATTTTCAAATTTGTTATCTAATGCTTTAACTTCTTCCATCTTGACCTGAGAATCTTCGAACTTTCCTTCTGCAATTAGATTTTCTACTTCTTTAATTAATTCATTTCGTTGTTCTTGATATTGCTCTTTATTCATAATCAATTAATCTCCTTTAATTTCAATAAATTTAGTTGTGCTGTAAATTGAACATGTTTATTTTTTGCTTCTTCTTTTTGTTTCTTTTCATTTTTAATCTCTATGTATTTATCAATTGCTTGTTGTGGTAATAATCCACTATTAATAGAAGCAACTAAAGATAGTGGATTTATTTGTTTGTTTTCTTGGAACATTATTTTATCTGCAAATCCTAATTCGACTGCTTTATCTGCATTCAACCAAGTTTCTTTATCCATCATTGATAAAATTTCTTGCTTATCCATACCAGTTTTAAGTACATAAGCATTTGCTAGTCCTTCATTTGCTGATTTTAAAATCTCTGCTCCTTTTTCCATAGCACGATAGTCACCCTGATTACCCATAGATACGTTATGAATCATAATTTGTGCTGTAGGTGAAATCTCAACAACATCTCCTGCCATTGTAATAATAGATGCACTAGAACCTGCTAAAGAATAAACTTTAACATTTACTTTTCCATGATACCCCTTAAGTGCTGTGTAAATTTCACTTCCAGCAAATACTGAACCACCGCCACTATTTACAATAACTTCAATATCCTCATTACCATTTAGATGCTGTATGACATCATTAGGGCATGTTGATTCAATATCAAACCAATCATAAACTTCTTTTAAATCATTACTAACAATTGCACCTTTAATATTTATTTGCTTCAAATTTGTTATTCACCACCTTTCGATAGTTTACGAGTTTGTTTCTTATTATCCTGTTCTAATTTGTTCTCATCTTCATCTGAACCTTCTGATTCAGGAATAAAACTATTTGTTTTAGTATTCGTACCATCTTTTGCTGTACCTGTGTCTTTACGTAATAAATATTCATCACCATGCGGAACAGGAGCCATGTTAAATGCACCACGCCATTCGTTAGGATTCAATGCTCCTCGATCAACCATTGCAACTAGAGCAAGTTTAGTACGCATAGAAGCAAATGCTAAATCATAACCCTCAAATACAATTTTATTTCCGAATGCTCGTTCTTTACGTGTGAATAATTTTCGTGTAAATACGTCAGATAGTTGTTTAAGAATCGGTTCAATACAAGATTCAAAGAATGCAATCCATTCATTTTCGTTATAATCTGATTGAATGATTTTCTCGTTAGTGTTAAAGTAAGAATAAATACGTTTGTTAATTTCTTTTTGCATATCTGATTGAGGCATAATGCCTTTAGGTTCTACTCGTTCAGCGTCCATTTTATTGTCTATAGATGCTGCACCTGCAAAATCCGTACTTTCAATATTTAAAAACGAATCAACAAACTGTTTTGTCGATGTTTTTAAATCTTCAGGGTTTAAGTTGTTATGGTACTTTAACAACCATTGAATAATGTTGCTTGATTTAATTGCTTTGATAATACCTTGGTCTAAAGTTGTTTGTACGTTTAATAATTCTTTTAGTGCTTGATGATTAGGAGAACCAAATAACTCATTCTTATGGTAATCTTGCCTTAAGTGAATTAAATCCTCATACATAACGTTCAATCTTCCACCATTAATTAATTCAAAGCCTAAAGCATATTCGTTTGTCGGTGATTGATAAACTTGAATACACGTATACATAATTGGATATAATCCAATTGGATATCCATTAGAATCTCTATTTATATAAATGAATGCATTATTATCTAACTCTAATTGTGTAATAGCCTTTTCTAGTAATTGTTGCATTGTCATTATTGGGTTAGGTTCTTCTAATAAAAATCTCATATATGGTTCTGGGTTTACTTTTAAAATGTTTCCATCATTACGTATATGTTTAGCAATTGATTTCGCAACTGTTCTTGCTTTAACTCTAACAATAGAACGAATTAAATCGTTGTCATAAATATCTCCCGTCCAAGATGAAAAACTATTAAATGAATCACTTGTGATCAACTTTAACTGCTCTGATTTTGATTGATTTGATTGATTTCTTTTACTCCAAAACTTCCAATTCAAAAAATACACCCCCTTTCTTATTTATATTTACCAATAGCACCATAGTAATCTTGGCGATTATTTAATAGAACAACATATGAATCTAACATTGCTGCCAAGCCATCAATACGTTTCTTTTGGTTAATTCCTTTTTGAGGTTGAATATTACCGTTTGTATCTGTTTTTACTGTAGTGTTCATTAGACACCATTTGGTAATTGGATTATTGCCATAGTTAACTTTCTTTGATTTTAATTTTGCCCCTAACTCCTCCATAGGAATAGATAGAACTTTTGCATATTGAGGAACTGGTACTAAAGTTTGTTTACCAAAGTTATCTTCCATATCTCCAACTAAATATGGTGCTGAATAACTGTCATATCCTACTAAGTAAAGATAACAGTTATACTTTTTTTGTATTTCTAAGTACCAATTTACTATGTCTCTGTGGTCTATAATATCTCCATCACATAAACGTAAATATCCTTTATCAACCCAAATATCATATGGAACCTTATCCTCTTCAATTCGCTCCTCTAACTTACTTGCAAGCATCCAATACATATGCATGTAATAAATAGTGTCATTATCAGGTAACATAAATCCAATACAAGCAGAAGTTAAGTCAGTTGTACGAGATAAGTCAAATCCACCAATACAATACTTAGGTTTCAGTTCTTCAATATCAAATGTTGCTTCATTATTGGCATCAGCATAAGATAACCATGCAGAAGTTCCATTCTGCCTCATATTGAAATCTTTACATAAAAAGTTAGGCATATTGACAGGATTTTTAACTGCTTTATAGTACGCTGTCTCAATAAAATCAAAACTCTTTGCAATACCAAGCATCGGGTTTGCTTTAAACCAACAGTTTCTGTCATGAACTTCCTTTTCATTATCCAATTCATAAATGATAGGTAGTACACCATCGTCTACATAATTCCCATCATCATAACCGTTAATAATAGATTCACATTCAGCGTATTTGATATCATAGATACTTTCTCGGACTTTTCCCGCTGTTGTCATAATGATATTTAACGGTTGTTGTCTTGTAGACATAGAGTCCACTATTACATCATATAAATTCTTATCATTCCAAGCATGGATTTCATCCATTAAACTTCCGTGAACATTCAATCCGTCCAAAGAATTAGAATCAGATGCTAAAGGTTTATAATCGCTTTCAGTTCTATCAAATCTGACTTCACCTACACGAATTTGTAAACGTTTCAGAAGGGATGGAGACTTCTTAATCATTTTCACTGATTCGCCCCAAACCTTTTTCGCTTGTTCACGTTTTGTTGCAACCGCTACAACTTCACTTCCCCCTTCTCCATCTGCAACTAAAAGATATAATGCTAATGCGGAACCTAAAAGTGACTTACCATTTTTGCGTCCGATAATAAGTATCAATTCTCGAATCATACGTTTATGTATTTCTTTATCTAACATTCCGAATGTAGCCGCTATAAGTGCCTTTTGCCACAATTCAAGTTTAACTGGTTTTCCTGCCCATGGGCTTTTGGAATGTTTACAGTAATTTTCTACAAATTCTATTACATGATTTGCTTTCTTAGGTGAGTAATAGTATTTACATTCTTGATCAGTTATTTTTCTAACTAGTTCTTGATAAACTCTTGCAACTTTTCTACTTACAACTATTTCACCCGATTCAATCTTATTGTGATATTCGATAATCGGATTATAATCTAGTGGGTATCTAATTAATTGTTGTGTTGATTTTGAAACTTTACTCGTCATAATTAATTACCGTTGACGAAATCATCGAATCCATCATTAATAAGATTGACATTTACCTTGTGTTCAAATGCATCAGCAATTTGTTTACATAGGGATTTATAGTCTTTAATTGATGTACCATAAAGTTCGGCAATAACTCGTTTTTTATCGAAAGGAGGCACATTTGGACTTTGTTGAAATGGTTCTGTGAATCCATTTTCTAATAAATCCTTTTCGAAGTCCTCACAAGCAATTCTAAGGAATCCAGTACGTTGAATTACACCTTCAAGTGCTTTAACTTTGTTTTCATCAACATCAGCATCTTTTAAAACTCGTTTTATTCTGTTAATCTCTCGTTTTATTCTCTCTTCTTTCGTGTACTCTTTTTTAATCACCATAGATTCTCGCTCCTTTCTTCTAATTTTTGGGTGGGGGGTCTAAAAATTTAGCCCATATTTTCTCCGAAGC